TACTTTATAGCTAAAGGAGTTAGTATTCCACCCAACAGCGCTATTGAATTAATTCAAGGTGGCGCTAAGATTGTTTTAGACAGTACCAATACTTTGGAAGCAGTTTCAGATACAGCTAGTAGCTTAGATGTAACTCTTTCTTATATTGACACAATTAGTTCGTAGGAGGAATTATGACAGCAGTAATAAATGGCATTCAATACATTGGAGGTCAAACATCTCCAGATGAATTTATAAAAAATCAAGCAGGTACTATTGATGGTACACAAACTGTTGAGAACGGAGTTCTCGCAGGTCCTGTGACTATACCTGGAACAATAACAGTAACAGGAGTATTAGTCATTGTCTAAAATAGAAGTAAATACAGTCGACGTACAATGTGGATCTACATTAACTTTAGGTTCATCAGGTAAAAC